CATGTCTTTGAGCTGACCGCCTTGCTGGAGCAGCACGGTCATGGGCGCCTGGCCGCCTTGCAAAGAGGTGATGATGTCGGTGAACTGCGCGGGCACACCACGCAGGGCTGCGTTCATTTGCGCGGCGCTGATGGCGGTGGTGCCCTGGGCTTGGGCGAGCTTGCGCTGGGCGGCTTCAGCGGCCTCTAGCTGGGTGATGTAGGGGCGCAGAGCGTCAAGGTTGGCGCCACGCTGGTTGCCCAGGGTCTCGAAATACTTGGCCGTTCCGCGCTCGCCGGCCTGCATGGCAGCGGTGGCGCGCTCGACGCTGGCAATGATGCTCTTGGTGGCCCTGTCAATTTTCTGCGCGCCGGGGGCTGCACTTTCGCCAATGGCGTCAACAGCCTTGCCGGCCTGCCCGGCCGAGGCGCTGACGGCCTTTCCCATTTGGGCGCCGGCCTGCTCGATCGCTTGAAAGCCTTGCTTGGCTGGCTCGGCGTTGACGCCTATGTCCAGCTGGGCTTTGCGTGAGTCGGTCATTTGCTGCTTTGCCTCATGGTGTCAAGGGCTGCGCTCTCGAGAACGCGGATGTCTTCAAACAGGTCAAACCAGGCTTGGCCGGTATGGCCAAGCCGATCAAGCATGGAAAAAAGCGGCCCGTAGTCCAGGCCGGTGGCGCCAGCGGCGCTGGTGCGCCACTGGGTGGAGAGGGTGACAAAGAGCTCCCAAGCGGGCCAGTTTTCGGGCCAGATTTCGACGCATTCGTCGGCGTAGTCCTCGGGCGCAAAGCCCGAGGCTTCGATTTCTTCAGCGGTGAGCTCCGCTTGGTAGGCGGCCTGGGCGGCCGCCTTCAGTTTCCCAGTCGGCCTTCGGTGCAGGCGCTGCGGTAGATGTCCATGATGGCCACCACGGCTGCGGGCACTTCGTCGGACAGTTGCTGCAGGTTGGCGCGGTTGAGGTCTTCGTCAAGGTCCCACGCTTCGATGACTTGCAGCAGGTAGTCGGCATTGGAGCCGGCCGCTTTGTGCATCAGTTCTTCCATGCTGAATTCGGCGCCCTCGGGGCTTTTTTCAGCGCCGGCAAGGAGTGCATCAATGAATTCGCCAAACTCGGTGCGGGTGCGGTACTTGAAGGTGACGTTGATGGCGCCGGTGCTGCCGTCGAGCATGGGGAATTTGACGACTTTGCTGAAGGACTTGGGGCGCGAGCCGAGTTTGATTTTTGCCATGTGATGGTTTTCCAGGTGCGGGGGTTGAAAGATGCCCGTGCCCGACCTGACCTTTCCCCCGCAACGAGGAAAGAATCAGGCCGGGTCGGTGCTGGTGGCGGCCCTGGCGGGCCGGGGTTCATCAGGCGGCGTAGCGGGTTGCCTTGTTGTTGCCGTTGAAGCTGGACTTGATCTTGTTGATCTGGCCTTCTTGCACGAGGACCGCGTCGTTCAAGGCCACGGTGCAGGGCACAAGCACTTGGCTGCTGTTGCGCAGGACCATGCGCAAGATGGTGTTGGTCTGCACGTCGGTCAGAGTGCGCAGCGCGGCATAGCCGGGGGTGCTGATGCAGTCGGCGTCGAGGTCCATGGTGTAGCTGGTGGCGGTAAAGCCGTCGTTGATGTTGTACTCAACGTCGCTCTCCAGATATTTGTAGGTGACCTGTTTAGGGTCTCCGCCAGAGCTGGAGGGGTTCATCACCTGGGTGATTTGGGTGAAGATGCTCACCTTGCGCACCGAACCCGCACCGCTGCCCGTGGGGAAGAAGGTGGTGTTGGTGGTGTCGATGTTCTCAAGCACAAAGGTGTTGGCCGCAACGCTCTTGATGCGGAAGGCGCGCAGGTTGATGCGGCCCCAGCCAGAGGTCATTTCGACAATGTCGCCATTGGCGAAACCGTGCGCGGTGGCGGTGACCACAGCCTCGGCGGCGTTGCTGATTCCCGTGACGGCCACGGGGGCGGAGAAGGCGGTCGCCACGAAGAACGTGGTTCCGGTTGGTACTTGAGCCATGGTGGGCTTCCTTTCAAAGGTGAAAAAAAACCGGCTCAAGGCCGGCAAACAAAAAGCCCACCAAACTTGCGCCTGGCGGGCTTACTCGGGGCGGGCGCCTCGCTATCGAGGCGCCCAGATGCTGAAATCTTGCATAGACCCTCTGAGGGTCGTGTCTTCGTCATACGCGGCTTGCAGGGCGTTTTGCGGCTCTGCTTGCAGCACGGGGTGCGCTACCAGGGCCTGCTCGATCTGCAGGCTCAGGGTGGCGCTGGCGGCCTTGGTGTCGGCCCATACGTTGATCTGCACGTAGGCATTGCGCCGATCGATCAGCGCCGATTCGGTGTAGATGGGCGCCTGGCCTCCAAATTGGTGCCAGACCACATAGGGCGTGGCCGTGCCCTCGGGCGCTACGTCGGGGTAGCTGCGGGGGCACAGCGCGACCAGGGCGGTCTGCAGGGTTTGTTCAAGGGTCAGGCTCATGCAAACCTCTTGAGGCTGTTCATGAACTTGGTTTCAGCAGCCTGCAGGGCGACCGGCATTTGGGCCTGAGCGCGGCCGACAAATTTGACGGGCCGGCTTTTTACCGTGCCGTACTCGACCATGAATCCGTAGGGGGCCTTCTTGGGGTTCCAGCTGATGTGGTAGCGCGCTTGGGTCTGGTTGGAGTTGTCTTTGCTGTAGACCTGATAGATGGACTTGCGCAGGGTGCCTGAGTCGAACCAGTATTTCTTGCCGGTCTTCTTGAACGATGTGCCATGAAACCAGTGGCCCTGGGCGCTGACCGGCACATTGCGCAGCACGGACTCATAGAGCACCTGCGAGCCCGCCTGCGCAGCCGGGCGAATAGCCTGATCCACGTCGGCCGCCAGCTCGCCAAGCTGGGCTTGCAGGCCGGCCAGGTTGAAGGTGGCCGACATCATGACGACACCTCGCGGCAGACCAGGTCGAGCGCTTCGCGCCCCTGGGGCAGCACGTCGACCACGGTGTAGACCTGCGCACCGACCTGGGCGCGCATGCCGGGCGCAATGTCGCGGGCGCAGCCGCTTTGCCGGACGCGAATTGACAACTTGGTGGCCGCGTGCGGTGCGTCGGCCGCCAGGGCGCGCTGTAGGCCCGTCTGGTAGCGCACGTCGGCCCATAGCGTTGCCAGGGGCGACCAGGTGTCTACCGGCTGGCCCAGGGCGTCTTGCGTGGTGCTGCGCTGGGTGATGGCCACGCGTGTGTCTAGGGAGCCGGCAGGGATGGTCATACGGAGAAGATGCGGTATGGGTCGAGCAGGCCGTCTGCAAAGTCTTGCGGCACGGCCGGCTTTTCCGAGCTGCGCTCGCGGCGGGCGTACAGGTCGCCAATGGCCAGCAGCATCCACTGGCGCAAAGGGGCGGGCAACTGGGCATAGCCGGTGGTGTAGTCCACCTCCACTGCGTTTGGGCGCTCTTGCGTCGCCGGCCAGGCCGTGCCGGGGGCGGGCACCAGCTTGGCGGGCTCGGCCACGGCGTCGAGCAGGTAGGCGCTGGGGGGCAGGGTTTGCAGCACGCCAGTGGCGTCCCAGTAGCGCAGGGCCTGCACGCTGACCACGGGGGGCATGGGCAGCTCCAAAGCCTCGCTGAAGGCCGGCAGCGACAGGCGCCAGTTGCTGGTCACCAGGGCGCGCTGCAGGCGGTCTTCAAGGGCTTGCCGGGCGGTGGCAATGAGCGCGGCAATCAGACTGTCTTCGTCGTCGCAGTCGGCAGCGCGCAGGTGGGCCTTGGCCTCGTAAAGCGTGAGCGGCTCTTGGTTGGCGGTGATGGTGAGGCGGCGGGCCGGCATGTCTTAGGCTTAGGCTTGGGCGCTGTCCGTTTGGTCGCGCTGCTCGGTCTGCTGGGGGTCAACGGCAGATTCGGCGGGCACCGAAGCGCTGGATTGCTGGGCACTTGCCTTGGCCCGGCCAGTCCAGCCCTCTTGACGCGATACGTCGATCAGGTCTTGGTCGTCGGTTTCAATTTCGTCGCCCTTGGCGTACTGGACGATGTTCACTCCCCGGTGAGCCCAGCTGAAGGGCTCTTTGACGGTCATTTTCATGATTCGCTTCCTGGTTGCGGAAAAGAAAAGGGCCACGGCGCAATACCGTGGCCCTGGCGAGCCGATGGCTTTGTGGCCTATCAGCTTGTAGCTACCTTGAGCAGCTTGATGGCCTGCGTGTTGCGCAGGATGCCGCCCACGCGCTTGCGCACGTA